TACTGCTGCACAAACTAACATCACATCAGTTGGAACATTATCTTCATTAGTTGTAAGTGGTGATGTAAGTGCCAGCAATTTCAACTCTACATCTGATATCAGACTGAAGACTAATATCCAACCTATTGGAAATCCAATCGGTAAGGTGAAACAGATTGAGGGTGTATCATTTAACTGGAAGAAGGATGATAAACCATCACTTGGTGTTATTGCCGATCAGATAGAGAAAATACTTCCACAACTTGTACATGGTGATGATACTAAAACGGTTAATTACAATGGTTTAATTGGTCTACTTATTGAGGCTGTTAAAGAACAGCAAACACATATTGATAATTTAAATAATAGACTATCAAAATTAGAATAATCTCATAAATACTAAAAATACCCAGTGTATACACGAAGACGGTAATTTAAATGGCAATTAAAATATCAGGTTCTACTATTATAGCTGATAGTAGAGATATAGTAGCAGGTTTAGCAGCAACCTTTAGTGGCAATGTTACTATAGGTGGTAAACTTAATAGTTTAACTTATCCATCTTCTAACGGTACTGATGGGCAAGTATTAACTAGTGACGGAGCTGGTGTTGTACAGTGGGAAGATGCTTCTGGTGGAGGAGGATTCTCACCTGATTCGCAAGAGAATTTAATAGCAGGTACTAATGCTGGTGCTTCATTAACTAGTGATTCTGATTCTAACGTTCTTATTGGAAAAGATGCTGGAGATTCTCTTACTTCAGGAAAATACAACGTAGCTATTGGATTGGATGCTTTACAATCAGCATCATCTGATCAGGATAACGTTGCCATTGGAAGACTGGCTGGAACTAATAATGCTAGTGATTATAATGTTTTTCTAGGATATCGAGCAGGTTATGGAGCAGGTTCAAATGCCAATATTGCTATTGGTAAGTTTGCTGGTAGTGCTCTTGCTGGTAGTGATATAGCAATAGGAAATAATGCTATGGCTGGAAATTCGGGGGGAAGAAATATTGTTATAGGTATGAGTGCTCTTAGTGCTTCTAATAGTGATGCATCTTATAATACTATTATAGGGGACGTAGCTAGTAATGGCATGGCTCTTAGTGGTAAATATAATGTTCTTTTGGGAACAAGAGCAGCCCCTGATGCTGTAGGTATAAGTAGTGTTTTTGTTGTAGGTCATCAAGTTGGTAATGCAGGTGTAGTTACTTCATTCTCAATACCAGGTATAGGACTTACAATAACTAGTGTAAATGATGCTAATACATCAGCAAGAGTTCTTGCTGGATTAACTATTGGAGGTACTCTTAGTGCAGGTGGATTAACTTACCCAACCAGTGATGGTAGTGATGGTCAAGTATTAACTAGTGATGGAGCTGGTGTTGTACAGTGGGAAGATGCTGGTGGAAGTGGAACAACGATAAACAATAATGCAAATAATAGAGTCATAACTGGGTCAGGTACAGCAAATACATTAGAAGCAGAGACAACTTTAGAATGGGATGGAACCAATAAATTAACATCAGTTAATCAAGGAGGTTCTTATCCTGATTTTATTTTTAGTATAAAAACTGTTGCAGGTGGAGGTGAATCGGAGAGATTCCGTGTTGGTAATGGACCTTTTAGAATTGTAAATACTGACTATAGTGCAAATAGTGTTGGAGATGAATTAGTTGTTGGAGACGATTATAATGATAGGGGAATTACCATTGCATCTGGAAGTTCAAATACAGGAAATATTTTCTTTGGTGATAGTGATGATAATGATGTAGGTAAAATACAGTATGATCATAGTGCTAATGCTATGATATTTACAACCAATACTAATGAAACAGTTCGCATCACATCAGCAGGTTTAGTTGGTATCGCAACTGCTTCTCCAGCAACTCCATTGCATGTATATCATGCAACTACTAATGAAGTAGCAAGATTTAGTAGTGGTGATGCTACTTGTTATATCGGATTTAGAGACAGTGCTAGTCATGCAACAGGCACTAGTAGACCTCTATTAGGAGCAAAGGGTGATGATATGTTCTTCCAGACAGGTGGTAGTGAAAGAGTTCGCATCCTATCAACAGGTCTTGTTGGTATAGGTATAGATGCTCCTACTGAAAAACTACATGTAATTGGACAAGTTGGTGGAACCAATCCTACAGCAGGATCGAAATGGGATATTGCTAGATTTGTAGCACATGATTATTCTCCAACGAACAGTGGTGGATTAACTATAGGTGCTTATTGGAATAACAGTGATGGTACTGGAAGAACATCATATATTCAATCGTCACAAAGCACTGATTCTGGAAGCACTGTTAGGGATTTATTATTAAACCCTGATGGTGGTTTAGTTGGTATCGGAACTGATGATCCTAATCAAGAATTAGTTATACATGGAAGTTCATTCACTGGTCTAGTACTTAAGAGTGATAGAACAACTAGTACTCAGCAAATAGGTGGTTTTCAATTTATGAATCAAGCAGTTGGAGTTGCAACTGCTACAATGAATGGTTTGGTTGATGGAACTATACTGTTTAACACAGCAGGTTCAGAAGCACTTCGCATCGATGCTGCAGGTAATATTGGTGTAAACAATAGTAATCCTTCTGCTTATGGTAAATTTGTTGTCAATGGAACTGGAAATATTGTTAATATTAATTCAACATCTGGTTCTGCAAGTCTTGGTTTTTATGAGGGTGGAACTGGAAGATTTTTTCTTGAAACAATTGATGGTGCTGATGGATTATCATTTATAGATGGGGACGGTAGCACCACAAGAATGCGTATTCAAGCAAATGGTGAAATCGCAATGAGGTCAAGTGGTACTCCATCAGATGCTTTGGCTAATCTTCACGTTCAAAATGAAACTCTTAGAGTAAGTAATGATACCGAAGGTGCAGACACTACTTTCATCCATTTAAATGCAAGACCAAGTAGTGATGATGGTGATTTGAATATTATGAAATATGTTAGTAATGGTGTCATTAACTATCAAACCACTAGACAAGGACAAATATTTACGAAAGCAAGTATGTTTATTGGTAGAACTAGAACTGATCAAGCTACAAGTACCACTACTTATTTTAATGCTAATAATGGAATCTTTGCATATAGTGGAACTACAACTGATTCCACCGCTTATAGAACCGTAATGGAAGTTAGAGCATGGGATGCTGGTGATGTTGCAGATAGAAACTGCATCTATTTTGTTGATAGTCAAGCTGATGATACAGCTGCTGATTATGACCAAGATCAAAGATTTGGTGTTAAAGCGAATGGAATGACCCACTGTAGAGAGGATTTATGGTCTGGTAGAATTGAGTCAAATGAAGGAACTCCAAATAGTGTTTACACTACAGCAAATACAAACCTCATAAGAACTTACGCTGATAACTCTAATGCTCAAACTTATATACAAGGAGTAGCTACTCCAGCGACTAACATTTATTCTATGTACATTGAAACAGGTACAAGCAATGCTGATGATGATATTCAATTAAGAATTAGATCATCAGATGGTAGAATTAGTAGTGATAATGGTACAATAACTACTCCTGCTGACTACGCTGAAATGTTTGAGTGGGAAGATGGAAACCCAAGTAATGAAGATCGTGTTGGAACATCAGTTGTTTTGGTTGGTGAAAAAATAAGAGCATCTACTTCTTCTGATGATGCAAGTCAAATTATTGGAATTGTATCTGCTACTCCTGCAATTGTTGGAGACGCAGCACCATTAAAACATCATGCCAGATATTTAAAAGATGAGTGGGGTAGAGATATTCTTGAAGATGTTGAAATGTTAGTTTGGAATATTGGTCAGAATAATCCACAACCAAATGAATCAGAGACTTTTTCTCTTACCAAAGCAGATGAGTGCTGTTTTGTTGCTAATATTGCAACAGAATTATCTAATGGAAATGTTCCACAATGGGCAGTTGATCAAAACATAAGAAGGACTGATAAGGTACGTAAAGTGAATCCTGATTATGATGTTAATAAAAAAGATAATTATGAACCTAGACTAGATAGAAAGGAATGGGAACCAATTGGTCTAGTTGGTAAATTGTATATGAAGAAGGGGCAAAAAACAGGAACAAATTGGATTAAATTATCAGACAAAACTGCATCCATAGAGAGATGGTTAGTCAGATAAAAATATAAATATATCGGAGATACTATAATAATGAAAGAAAAGAAACTGGTAGAAAAAATTTTAGATGAAGTAACTATCCTTAAACAAAAGGTAGGACAGGTAGTTACTGTAATGTTAATTTGGAGAGGAAAGACTATTACTATTAAGATGTTTTTTCCTAAACCTGGAATGCCAACAAGAAGTGAAGTTGTAAATGCAGTTAATAAAGTATACCCAAATTCAAATGTAATTCACTTTAGAATGGATAGGAAGGATAAAGGAGAAGCAATGTTATTTGTTAATACTACTGATTAAATCATGGCATCAATTGAAGATTTACAATTAAGAGCATCCGATATTTATCTTGGAAATCCTAATTTAAAAAAAGCAAATACACCTGTTAATTTCACTAAACCACAGGTTAAGGAATTCATGAAGTGTTATTCTGATCCTGTGTATTTTGCTAAGAAGCATGTTAAAATTGTTAGTCTAGATGAAGGTTTAACTAGATTTAAACCATATCATTTTCAAGAGAAATTAATTACAAATTTCCATGATAACAGATTTAATATCTGTAAGATGCCACGTCAGACTGGTAAGTCTACTACCGTAGTAGCATATCTTTTACATTATTGTGTTTTTAATGATAGTGTTAATGTAGGTATTCTTGCAAACAAAGCTGCAACTGCTAGAGAATTATTAGCAAGACTGCAGACTGCATATGAGAATTTACCCAAATGGATGCAGCAAGGTATTATATCTTGGAATAAGGGATCATTAGAATTGGAGAATGGATCAAAGATATTAGCAGCTTCTACATCTGCAAGTGCTGTTCGAGGTATGTCTTTCAATGTTCTTTTTCTTGATGAGTTTGCATTTGTTCCTAATCATATTGCGGATGCATTCTTTTCATCTGTTTATCCTACTATTACTTCTGGTAAAAGTACAAAAGTTATAATGGTTTCAACCCCTCACGGGATGAATCATTTCTATAGATATTGGCACGATGCAGAAAGAGGGAAGAATGAATATGTTCCTACAGATGTTCATTGGTCTGAAGTTCCAGGAAGAGATTCTAAATGGAAAGCACAAACTATTGCAAATACATCAGAACAACAATTTAAAGTTGAGTTTGAATGTGAATTCTTAGGATCTGTTGATACTCTTATTGCTCCTAGTAAATTAAGAACTTTGGTTTATGATGAACCATTAAAGAGAAATGCTGGTCTCGATATTTACGAAGATGTAAAAGAAAAACATGATTATGTAATAACAGTAGATGTGGCAAGAGGTGTGGGTAGTGACTATTCTGCTTTTGTTGTTGTAGATATTACTACTTTTCCTCATAAGATAGTTGCGAAATATAGAAATAATGAAATTAAACCAATGCTTTTCCCTAGTATTATAGAGGAAGTAGGAAAGAATTATAATAATGCATTTATATTATGTGAAGTAAATGATGTAGGTGATCAAGTAGCATCTATTCTTCAATATGATTTAGAGTATGAGAATGTATTAATGTGTTCTATGAGAGGAAGAGCAGGACAAATTGTAGGACAAGGTTTTTCTGGTAAGAAAACACAACTTGGAGTCAAGATGTCCAAGACTGTTAAAAAGGTTGGTTCATTAAATCTTAAAACATTAATTGAAGAAGATAAAGTTATATTTAATGATTATGAGATTATTAGTGAATTGACTACATTTATTCAAAAACATAATTCATTTGAGGCAGAAGAAGGGTGTAATGATGATCTTGCAATGTGTCTTGTAATATATGCATGGTTAGTTGCTCAAGATTATTTTAAAGAATTAACTGATCAAGATGTAAGAAAACGAATATATGAAGATCAAAAAAATCAAATAGAACAAGATATGTCTCCTTTTGGTTTTATAGAAACTGGATTAGATGGAGATACTTTTGTGGATGGTGAAGGTGATGTTTGGAAAACAGATGAGTATGGTGATCGTTCGTACATGTGGGAATATAGGTAATGGAAATAGATAGCCAGATAAAATTAGGTCATCTATTATTATCGGAGAGAACTTGTAGAGTTTGTAAAGAAACTAAGAATTTAATAGAAGGATTTTATAGAACTCGGAAAGATAGAGGTGCTTTACCTTCCTCATATTCTTATGAATGTAAAGTATGTACTGTAAGAAGAATAATTAAAACAAGAAAATTAAAAACTGGAGTGTGTGATTGGAATTATCCTGATTGGTAATGTTCACGTAGTGTTTCCCCACTGAAGAAGTGCCTTTTGATAAATATTTTTAGGTTTTAAGATTATCAAGGAGAAAAAAACATGGCGACTCCTCAATTATCTCCTGGACTATTGGTCAGGGAAGTTGATCTAACAGTCGGGAGAGCTGATAATGTACAGGATACAATTGGGGCTATCGCAGGTCCATTTCAGTTTGGTCCAGTTGATGAAGTTGTTCAAATTAATACAGAACAACAACTAACGGACACATTTGGTCCCCCATTAAGTACTAATAGACAGTATGAATATTGGTTGGCAGGTGCAAGTTACTTAAGTTATGGTGGTGTATTAAAAGTTGCAAGAACTGATGACACAGATTTAAATAATGCAAATGCTGCAGCAGGATATGCTTCTACAGATAGCATAAAAATTAAAAATTATGACGATTATCTAGAAAATTATGATAATGATAGTCAAGCATGGTTATTTGCTGGTAAAACACCAGGTAGATATATAAATTCACTTAAGGTTTGTGCAATCGACGATTTTGCCGATCAAAGAATTGGTATTAATACAACAAGTCT